TAGTTTACCGGCGCGAAGGTTAACATGGAATCTTCCTTCTGATTTAAGCACAAAATATTTTGCAGTTGAATTTATAGCTTATGACATTGCCGACAAAATTGAAATATTTTTTAAAGACGAAAACAATATTTTAACGGCATGGATAGCAGGGTCATCGGTAAGTACCAATTATACCGAATTGCCATATAGATACTGGGAAACAGCCTATAATAAATTAAAGTTCGTTATTGAATTGCCTGACTATGCCGACGGGGATTTTTTGATAATCAAAATAACGCCCTCGGTTTTGCAGCCGGAAATTACAGAAACAAGCTGGGTTGCTCGGTTTAAATGCTTAACAACTTTTCCAGACTGCAATGTGTTCGACGGAGTTCGTATTTTTGATGTGTTAAATTACTCTTTTGTATATAACGAAGGTGCATGTAGATGGGAATTAAGAATACCATTTGGACATCAAACAATCCGATCGTCAAATAGTCCTTATTATCGCTTTTACGAATATGCGGGGATACGGGAAGGCTCAATGAATAGCGCGGCTTCTTATATACACCCTGATGGTTATTTTATTAATGCCGGGATAAGCTTTAACAAATTTAAAAATGGATTGGGTGATTCGTATTATGCATCAAGCTATTCTACCCGGTATGCGTCAGTAGATAATGTGAATTTAATAAAAACCGGAAATGTATTTGTATGGACTTTTGATTCGGAGAGTGATTATTTAGACATTTTAAACCGGTATAACGAAAGTAAAAATTCTGACTGGTATAACAATTTTGTGGACGATTTGAGCGATATTAATTATTACAGATGGTGGCATTGGAGATTTAAAGAACGCCCTATAAACTGTGGCGATAACCCAACTTCGGCGACAAGAGCTTTATATTTTCACATAAAATCGACTATTGTTTTTGAAAGTTCAGGCGGAGTTCATACGTTAACAATTACCGCTTTTGAAGTTGCGAGCAATGAATGGAGTAGTGAATCTTGTAACAGTGTAGTTTCGACAATAAATAGCACCATTAACAGCGCAAAAAGCATGATTAATGCTGCCGATTATGACGAAAACACATATTGTTATGAATATAAAATGTTTGGCAACGGGATTGGTTATAAAGGAGAATATGTGTCAGTTTCCGATTATACACATGGAGGTGTAATGGTTAGATTAAAAGGAAATAATGTACATTGTTTTGATGCGTGGATGAACGATGGTCTTTTGTGTAACGGACTTAGCGTGACCGGTTATTATTATCACTATTATTTTGTTGGAAAAATAGATTTGGAAAAAGACCCGGAAACGGGAGATTTTTATAAAGATGAATTTGGAAATTATATTGATGAACCAACAGAAAATTTTTCACTGTATGATGGAATTAATCCGTCAACACAGTGTAATTCCTCATCAATAGTTGAGGATAGATTATTATTAAGAGTTGAAAATGGGGTAATAACATTCCCCACTTAAAAACAAAAAACAATGGGATGTCCAGACAGAAAAAGAGATAAATTAATTGTTGCTGAAATAGAAAGAAGAAAGAAAGTGTCTTCAAATCGACAGCCGGTTTATGACGAGATTTATTATGAGGGTGAGATAACAGATATCATAACATACGTGTCAGAAATAAGCAGAATTTTAAGGCTGGAAAAAATAGGTTTTAAAACATATCTTGCAGTTTTGGAAAAAAACAACGAATAATATGATTGAACTGGTAAAAGCAAACCCGGATGTAGAAACGCTAAAATTAACGCTGTGGATAGCTGGCGGGATTATAACGCTGCTGCTGGCGGTAGTGGCTTATTTCTTGAAAAAGCAGATAAGCGTTTCGGAGATACTTACCACGGCAGTGAACAACCTCACTACGGCGGTGAAGCTGATTGAACAGCAGCAGAGCGAGCGCGACCCGCGCACCGAGCGCAGACTGAACGAGCACGCCCGCCGCCTGGATGAACACGATAGGCGGATAACAAGAGTAGAGACAACTTGTAATTTTAACCATAAAAGCAAATAAAATGAACAACAATTATGTAAGCAACGAAATGTTTGCCGGTCGGTTGTCTGCCCACGGGCAAATTACTGATTTGAGCGAAGGGTTTAAAATTGATGCTGCGCTTCCGTTCAGCATCTGTGTAGTGCCGAAAGCAGCTACTACTGATGTGCTGTTATTGGTCGATTTGAAACTCTGGATGGATGCAGGCAGTTCTGATTTTCCGGTGCCACTGAACGACTGGACGCCAGGAGCAATAATGGAGATAGCACCTGAGGCCATCGAGCTGGCGGACTATGATGTGTACTGGGCTTGTGGTCAAACCGTAAACATTTAAAAATGGGACTACTGATAGGAATAGGAAGAAACGGCACCGCTGGCCGCAAGGTGACAGAGGCTACGCACGCCTACGGTGTACAGTGGGACGTAACAAACAGCAGCCCATCTGTTACCAGGATTGGCAACTTAGGACTGCATGCAACCTTGCCGGTACAGGTGCAAATGCGCGGTTGCGTGCTCATGGATAACGGCCAGGTGAATTACTACCTGAAGCCGGATGACTGGACAAAGAAGGCCGATGGAACCGCAGCAAACCTCGACGGAACTGATGGACAGGTGATGGTTCGCATTCCAACCTTTTACTGGAAGTTTGAAACTGACGGCAATGTCCGGCGGATAATGATCAGTGAATTCCCGATATCGGGTTACACCCAGGTGCCTGGCATGTTTGTCTCTGCATTTGAGGCGGCTCTCGATAGGACGAATAGTAAGTTAGCCTCTGTGGTTAATACAGCTGCGCAGTTCCGTGGTGGCAATAATAACGCAGACTGGGACGAAGCAGTTAACACATTGCTTGGCCGACCGGCAACGGTAATAAGCAGAACGAATTTTCGTACCTATGCCCGCAACCGGGGGCTTGGTTGGCAGATGTACTTTTACCTTGCACACAAAGTGTTGTGGTGGCTTTTTGTGGTGGAACACGGCACCCGTAACAGCCAGGCTGCCGTGAACGGATCACTTACTGCCGAGGGTTACCGTCAGGGAGGTTTGGGAACAGGGGTCACTGATGTCAACTCAACGGAGTGGTCAAACTTCAGCTCATATTACCCTTTCATTGCCTGTGGCGCTTCGAACACACTTGGCAACTTCACAGGTGAAGTGTCGGTAGAGGTTACGGACTTTGGAGGAACCGGAGTGAACCGCACGTTTACGGTTCCCCGTTACCGGGGTATTGAGAATCCGTTCGGACATATCTGGAAAAACACGGATGGCATCAACATAAAGATTCAGGCTGATGGCGCAGGAGGCGAAAGCCAGGTCTGGACAAGTGATGATCCAAGCGATTGGAATGATTCTGATTATGTTGGCTATACAAACCGGGGATTATTGCCACGCGCGAATGGTTATATGAGTCAGGCGGTATTTGGTGATGGTGGTGAATTTGTGCCAAAAGTGGCCAGTGGTGGAAGCACAACCTACTTCTGTGACTACTTCTATACATCTATCCCGGTTACTGGTGAGAGCCTTAGGACCCTCCTCTTGGGCGGTCATGCGATTTATGGTTCGCGTGCGGGTTTCGTTTGCTCGAATTCGTATACTTCGCCGTCGCTTACGTATGCGAATATCGGGTCTCGCCTTTGCTTCTTGGGTGCGTAGCACCCCGGGCGCATTCCCGGCCCGGCCGGGCCGGATTTTAATGAACGAAGTGAAACAAAAGTAAAAAAGTTTTTTGAAATACAAACAGGCTGTTTGTCCGCGACCCTCCACTTGGGCGGTAATGCGAATAATGGTTCGAATGCAGGTTTCGTTTACTCGAATTCGAATAATTCGCCGTCGAATACGAATGCGAATATCGGGTCTCACCTATGCTTTAGCATCGGACAAAGGCCTTGCCTCTTGGCAAAAAATAACAATCTCAAAAGGGTGCTGGTAGCTTAAGCGAAGGCTCCCGGATGAAAGCAAAGTGAAATGAAAAGAATTGGTAATTTATATCAAACAATTGTAAGCCTTGACAACTTACGAAAGGCTGATGAGCTTGCCCGGAAGGGGAAAAAGAAGAGTTATGGTGTTCGGGTGCATGACAAAAATAGGGATGACAATATCCTTAAGCTTCATGAAAGTCTTAAAAACAAAACTTTCAAAACATCGGATTACCATATCTTTAAAATCTATGAGCCTAAAGAGCGGGAGATCTACCGGTTGCCTTACTTTCCTGACCGCATTGTGCATCATGCTGTAATGAACGTGCTTGAGCCTATTTGGATGTCAGTATTTACAGATGATACTTATAGCTGCATAAAAGGGAAAGGGATTCATGCTGCAGTAAGGAAGTTAAAACGAGATCTGAAAGATACGGAGGGTACAGGATACTGCCTTAAATTAGACATTAAAAAATTTTATCCCAGTATTGACCACGACATTTTAAAAGCTATTGTCCGGAGGAAAATAAAGGATCGCGATTTGCTCTGGCTGCTGGATGAAATTATCGACAGCGCTCCGGGCGTGCCAATTGGCAATTACCTAAGTCAGTACTTTGCTAACCTTTATCTCGCTTATTTCGACCATCATATCAAAGAAGATCTGCGCGTAAAGTATTATTACCGTTATGCTGATGATATTGTCATCCTCTTAAATAACAAAGAAGATCTTCATTGCCTTTTAAACACGATTAAAATCTACTTTAAGGATCATTTAAATCTTGAGGTAAAACGGAATCACCAGGTCTTCCCGGTTGACGCTCGCGGAATTGATTTTTTAGGATACCGGTTTTATCACACGCATACACTTTTGCGAAAATCTATTAAAAAACGTTTTGCCCGTGCCGTCTCTCACAGGAAGGGAGATTTAAGACAGGTGCATGCTGCATACTGGGGATGGGCAAAGCATTGTAACAGTACAAACCTCTTAAAAAAATTAACAGCATGAAACGATTTAGTGATCTGGGGATAAAACCGCCCAGTGACCAAATGACAGGAGAAAAGATAAAAATTAGCAAAATTCTCAATTGCGACATTACAGTAACGAATTTTAAAATCGATGACAGTAAATTCCAAAAGAACAAGAGCGGTAAGTGCCTGGTGTTGCAAATTGAATTGAAAGGAGAGCGGCGTGTCGTTTTTACGGGCTCAGATGTGCTTATAAAAATGATTCAGCAGGTAAGGCGCGAAGACATGCCATTCACTTGCCAGATTATTAAAGAAGGTGAGCATTTTGAATTTAAATAAATACGTTATGAAAGGAAATTGTGATTATCAACCGCCGGGAATTATCGAATACGGTAAGACCGGAACAGGTCAGGTGTTGTTCAATATTGAACGCAATGACAAAGAAGTTGAAGGAGAGACTCATGAAAATTGGGACTTTGACTTCTGTGAAGTGCCAAATTTTAAGCGAGAAAACATTATCGCAGCGGTAGTAAGGAGCAGGTATACGCAAGATGAAGCTGAGGCTATTCTTGCTAATTACGCACAACGGAAGGATGTGCGGGAATACCTTGCATTTCAGGAGTGGCGAAACCTTGCAAAATCGGTAGCAAGCGGCAAACACCTCAAAAGCGAGCTTGGAGAACATTACGAAAAGCAGTTAATTCAGGTGAAGATGCCTTTGTCTTTCGTGCTGACCGGCGGCAGGTATGAGATACTTG